CATCATCGTGTGGAACAGATTATAATCCACCACGCGGACGGAAGCGAAACGCCGCTTTTCAGCCGTAAGAACGTCAGCGGAATCAGTAAGGCGACCCAAAAAACCGCCTTACTTTCCGATGACGCGGTAACTATTGGCGTTTCGTCAGCCGTACCCCTTCCCGTCGGCATAGGCGACCGTATAGAAGTCTACGGGCGCACCTACAAGGCGAACCAACTGCCGCAGCCCACGAAAAACGGGCAACGGCGCTTTGAGTACGACATCACGTTTGAAGGCCTGCAGTACGATTTAATAGACGCCCAATATAAGCTGCCCCCGGACGCTTACGGCGACACCTATTACAGCGACCTACGCGGACATTTGACCGTATTAGTATGGAACGCCAACCGCGTACAGCCGAATAAGTGGCATTTAGGCGACTGCCCGGCGACAGGAGCGACCGCCTACAAAAACATAAATACGGCAAGCCGGAACTGCCTACAAGTCCTTCAAGACATTTGTAGCGAATGGGGCGTAGAATTTGAGATAACGCCCGGCGACGGCTTCAATACAATCAACATTAAGGAGAAGGCCGGAATTACCCACCCGTTTACACTTCGTTACGGGCGAGGTAAAGGGCTTTACAGCCTTAAACGTACCAACGTCAACAACGCCGGGATAACTACCCGCCTTTTCGTCTACGGGAGCCAGGATAACCTCGGACGGAACTACGGGCATACGCGCCTGTGCCTTCCCGATACCGACCGCCTTACTTCATACTTAGAGGACGCCACCGCGAAAGCGAAGTACGGCACGAAGGAAAACGAAAAGATATACGACATTAAGCCGGAGCGCGTCGGCAAGGTAACAGCACTCGGCCCGGACGAAATAACCTTTTCGGACACCACGCAGGGGGATAACGCCATGTTCGACCTTAACGCCAAAGGATCCGACGGAAGCACCCTTTACCTATTGGGCGACGTAGCCGCAAAAGTCAAATTCCAAACCGGGCAGTTGGCGGGCTACGAATTTGACATACACTCCTACGACCACGCTACCCGAACCTTCGTACTTAAACGCTTCACGGACGAAAACGGTATGGTATTCCCATCCGCTACGGCCGGAGCCTTCCAAATTAGCGTTAACGACGAGTATATAATTACCGAGATACAACTGCCCCAAAGTTATATAATCGCCGCCCAAAACAAACTTTTAGAAGCGGCAAACAAGGACTTCCCGGCTATGACCCAGCCACAAGTAAGTTATAAACTTACCATAGCGGAAGACTTCTTTACGGCTATGTTTGGGCGCGAGGTGGAAACCGAAATTTTGCACGTCGGCGACTATATTAACGTCGAGGACGAGGACATCGGCGTAAGCAAGGCGGTACGAATTGTTAGGATAGAACGCAACCTATTGAAGCGGCACTCCTACGACATTACCCTAAGCGACACCGTAACGAAGTCTACTACCGTCCGCGTCCTTAACGAGATTGAGGACATTAACGAAGTTATAACCATAAACAAGTTAGCAGACCCCGCGAAGGCCCGCCGCCGTTGGCTTGCGACCCAAGAGCTGCTAAACATGGTTTTTGACCCGGAAGGCGACTATTACAGCGAGAAAATAAAGCCCCTTTCGATTGAAACGCAAATGTTGAGCGTTGGCGCGAAGTCTACCCAGTTCACGCTCCAAAACATTACGTTCCAACCGAACTATAACAAGAACCCGAACACGCTTTATGTTTCAAACGGGCGGCTTATTCATTACGCCATAGAAGAAACTATAAGGACGTGGGTATTATCGTCGGCGACCTATTCCGGGCTTAATCCGTCGGCCGCCTACTTCATTTACGCCAAATGTTCCACCACGGGCGGGAGCGGACAAATTATCCTTTCCACGCAGGCCATAAAGGTGGAACAGGAAGCCGGATATTACAACTTCCTTATAGGAGTTCTTAACAGCGTCGTAACCGACGCCGGGGGCAAGAACCCCGGCCGATTGGTAAGCCTTACCTACGGAAGCACGACTATAAACGGGCGTTTCCTTCGTACCGGGCGAATAGAGAGCAGCGGCGGCGGTAAGTGTTACTTCGATTTGGATAACGACGAGATAGGCGGCGTTATTCGCTTCGTCGGCACAGACGGCAAATACCACGACCTTACAGACGTACAGGAGAAGACCGACGAACTTAAAGACTACATCAACAACACGCTGCCCGGCATATTGGGCGACCTTCAAGGGCAGTTAGACGGAGTTATAGAACAATGGTTTTACGAAGTGGATCCTTCGCCGTTGAATACCGCGCCGTTAGCCGAAGCAAACGAACCCGCTAAGGAATGGGCGGAAGCAGACACAGCCGCCGGGAATAACAACGAGAAGGAAAAGCACCTCGGCGACCTTTACTATAACACCACGTCCGGCAAGGTTTGGCGATACATCAAAGGCTTAGTTTCCCCGCGCCCCGGAGCAGCGCGAGGACTGCGCTACTATTGGCAAGAACTTGAAGACACCGAGTTAGCCCAAGCGTTAGCGTTGGCACAGGACGCCCTCGACGCCGCCAACGATAAGGCTAAAATTTTCGTTTCCACGCCTTACACCCCTTATCGCGTCGGCGATTTGTGGGTACAGGGAAGCACGGGCGACATACTACGCTGTAAAACGGAACGTCTTACCGGGGCCTTCAATTCCGGCGATTGGGAGAAGGCAAGCAAGTACACCGACAACTCGGCGTTAACGAACTTCATAAATTATAACTTTCTTCCTACCGTCAACGACATAGAAGGACAAATAGACGGGAAAATAGAAAGTTGGTTTCAGACTACCGACCCGTCTACCGCGTGGACTACGACCGCCGAAAGACGTAAGCACGTCGGCGATATGTGGTATAATGGTTCTACGCATACGTTAAAGCGTTATTCCGAAACGACATATAGCTATACTAACGGACAAACAGGATTAACAGAAACGGGGTATGGTCATTATTGGACTACTATACAAGACCAAAAAGCAATAGACGCCTACGAAGCCGCCAACAACGCACAGGACACAGCCGACCGCAAAAGGCAAGTATTCGTAAGCACACCTTACGGGCCTTACGACATTGGCGACCTGTGGCTACGTTCGTGGACGGATAGCACAGGCGTAGCCCGTAAAGACCTATACCGCGCTATTGCCGCCCGTGCCTCCGGCTACAACGCGAACGATTGGGCGGAAGCCACCTTTTACGACAACACCCAAGTAACCATCGACAAGGGTATTATTACAGCCGGGACGGTGCAGCTTGCTAACGGAAATTCCCAAAGTATTGTAGCCGGAATAACGGGCGGCGAGAACGAAGCAGCTAACGAAACCGAAGCCCGAAAGGTGAGGATTTGGGCCGGAGCAAGTAAGGCGAATCGCTTTACCGCTCCCTTCCGCGTCCTTCAAGACGGTAGTTTTGTAGCCACCAAGGGAACAATCACGGGAACCATTAACGCCAATTCCGGCACTATTGGCGGCTTTGAGATTGGAAGCGGACGAATTGGCACGGCTTCAAGTAGTACGGCTTCTTCGGGGAGTGGCCTATCCCTGTTTGGCGATTTTATAAAATTCGCTAACACTTACTGCTGGGCTTCGATTGGTACCAACGTATTGCCCGCGTCCGTCGGAATGGTAGGCGTAGGACGTTTTACTAATTCAACGCCAAACTCATGGGGTACGAACTACGGCCTTCTTATTAGCGTAACAGGAGCAACAACCAACCTCGCAATAAAAGCGACCGGGGCAATAGTTTCGGATAGATATATAGAAAGTTACGGACTTGCGACAATAACACCATCTACCAACACTTGCCATATTCCGGGCGAGTTAACCTCGCCTACAATGTTCCGCATTAAAGCGAAGTTCATTTACGATAACGCCGGGATTGGCTTCCCTTCGCGTGGATCCATAGCCACCGCGTTAGGAATTGGCAGTAGTACCCCTTTTGCCGTCCGCTTTACTATTATTGTCGATAGCACAAGCACAAAGACAGGCTACATTACCGGGCGTAATACCTTCGTAACGGGCAAGAGCAGCGCCGGAGCCACAACGTACCCGATGAATAGTAATAGTTACCCATACCGACTAAACCAAAACGGCGGCAACGAAACAGGTAAAATGAATATGGCTAAGGGCGACACCGCCGAATTTATGTTAGTTTGGAACGGAAGTAGCAACTATTACGCTTATTGGCTTAGTCATATAAGTTAACCGACTGAAACACGCCGCTATATAGTGCTTTGTTACCCCGTCCTACACGGCGGGCGGGATAACAAACACTTCACGGATATTTAGCGACGTATTAAATTGATACGATTATAAAGTAAATTTGCACCAACTTAAAACGACCCTATATGACAAACAGGAACGGCGCCAAGTAAGCGTACAAGTTTCGGTAATTGGCCCGGCCAACTTCGACGGCGGCAGTTTCCGAAAAGATACCCCCTTTTGCGTCAAGAACGACGGAGAAGCGGCGGTAGTGCTTGAAGTGAACCTTTGGGGAATGCCCGAAGGCGAGTTTATAGCCACGCGCTTTGAAACAGGGTGGAACCCCGAAATAGTCCGCGAGATAAAATCAACAAGTCAAAAAACCGCCCTTCTTTGGGG